CATTTAATAATTGTAATGAATCGGAACGAAGTCTTGCTGTAATAACATTCGAACCTGCTTTTCTGTTTGCAAATTCTATTAAACCATCTTCACTTCCATCAGACGCATCTAGTATTTTTGCGGTAATCTTAGCATATACTACATCTTGGTCAGCATCATTCTCACCTTTAAATTTTAATTGTCCTAAATAATCTGCATCTGCAGGAGATGCTGAATCTCTATTAAATGTTAAAACTGGCCCGGCTGAACTTGAAGCTTCTGTTGTTGATAATAATAGTGTATCATCAGTTGAGTTATTTACAATGTGAAGTTTAGCAGACGGACTATTTACACCGATACCAACTTTACCAGCAGTATCAATAACCATTTTCTCGCCGGTATTAGTTGCGAATAGTAAAAAATCTTGATAATATCCAGACCAACCAGTACCTATATTCCAATAACTATTACTTCCTTGTAAGCGCATTTGATGAGTACTGCTGTGTTTAACATGTAAAGATTTGCCTGGCGAAGTTGTGCCTATACCCAAAGACTCAGCACTAGCATCCCAGAAGAACTTAGCGGTTGTGCCTGTGTCTTCATAGAAGGAGATATCTCCGCCTGAAAAAACTCGCAATCTATCACGCATCCCACCAACACCACGAGTAGCAAAAGATAAATCAGTAGATGCACTACCTGTTCTAATAGCACCAATCCTTGCAGCACTGATAGCTGAACCTGCTGAATCTTCACCTGCTTGGAAGAAAACACCTGCAAAACTATTAGTAGTGTTGTCGGCTGTATTCATTATTGCGACTTCTGAAGGCATACTAGAATACACATTGTCTCCAGTATTTATATCCGTCCAAAGCGTACCACTTCCACTATTGACTGTAGCAATTTTAACGACACCTTCATTACCTGAAGCTGTGATGTTACCACTGCCTAATGTCAACCCATCAGTAACAACTGTGCCTGTTACATCTATGCCTGTTGAGGTTGTAGCTAATTTTTGTGCGTTGTTATAGTAAAGTTTTACATCTGAATCGACATTAAATTTAGCCATAAACTCGTTAGTAGACGGATTATATATATTTACACCTGCACCATCACTACCTAGATATAAACTTCCTGTGCCTATTTCTTTTATAATACTATCTGTTCCAGTATGATAAATCTGTAAATCATTAGAACCACCATACATAGATTTGACATTATCTAAATGTTGATTATGTTTGCTAGTTATAAGATAACCATTACCGCCATCTAATCTAAAATATTCTGTATGACCACCACTACCATCATCTGAATAAAAAGATATATCTTTATCATTTGCTTTATTGATAATATCCAAGTCACCAGTTTCATTAACTATGTAACTATCAATACCACCATGCCAAATCTGCAAATCATTACCTGCACCAAACTGAACTTTTACATTATCAGCAAAGTTAAGGTTATGAGAAAAGTTAAAGCTATCGTTGGTTGTGTTCCAAGTTAAGGTAGCATCTTGGGTAGCACTTACAGCATCTTGAATGGTAATACCTGCACCATTTGCATTAGCAGATGTATCACCACTACCATAATTTAAAGTAATGTTTTTATCTTTAACATCTAAATTAGTTGTATCTATAGTTGTAGTTGTGCCTTCAACTGTAAGATCGCCTTGAACAACAACATCATCACTAAATGTTTTAGAGCCATTTATGGTACTAGCTATAGCAAGGGTGAAAGTAGCATCACCTGAAGCAAATGAAGCACCACCTGTTAAACCACTTTGACCTGATGTGGTTATAGTTACACCTGTAATATCTCCTGCACCTGTATCTACCACTGCACCGTTCCAATATAAAGAACCACCTACGTTATAAAGTTTGTTAGTAGTAGTAGATGGTGCTGAACCTTGTGATACGACTACTACAGGGGTTGTAGCTGAGCCTGAGATAGTTGTGGGTGCAAGTTCTACTGTTGGGAAAGCATAACCATCTGTATTAGTTATAGCGTTAAATGTAGCTATAGTAGATGTAGCACCTGCTGAACCTGTGCTACTTCCATATGCCTTACCTTTTATAATAAGTTTAGAAGTACCTGTGCTAGAACCGTTTGAACCACCCTTACCTAAATCCCAATCAGCATCAAGTGCTATAAATTGATTAGTAAAGTCTCCACCAATATCTTCTCCAAAGAAAAGCTGTACTCTTTCTGTATCTGAGTTTTGAAAGCTAGTAATACCACCTAAAGCACCATTTCCACTATTTAAAAAAGTGTAGTTTTCGTTATCTTCTCCACCACTTGTGCTATTAAAACGATTTAAAACTAAATTTTTACCTAATACATTTATGGTATCAGTATTACCTACTGCACCACCACCTGTTGAATATGATATGGGTGCAGAGCCTGTAGTGACACTTACTTCTGATGTTAAGGCACTAAATACGTTGTTAGATGAAAAATGTCTAACTGCAACATAATAAGTTGTACTTGCTTTAACACCATTGATAGATTCTTTTGCTGTGCTTTTACCTACTATAAAAGAACCAATATAAGTACCTGACGTAGTTCCATAAAATACTTCTGTACCCTGAACAAGATCATCAGGATTATTAGTCCATGAAACATTAAGATCAAACCCTGTGATCTCTAATGTGGTTGCTACAGCTAAACTTGTAGGTGGAGATACTGCAAAACTACCTGTAGAAACGCTTGAGCCTTCGTCTAGCGGGTTTGTATAGCTACTAGATGCAAAGTTATACACAGAAGAATCAATCTCTTTAAGATCAAGCCTTGTAGCTAAAACTGGAACACCATCTTGATCTATAACTTCTAAATTTGTGCTTAAAACTTCAAATGTTTTGTTGGTATAGCCTAATCTTTCATTTGTTAGGTAAACCCAATCAAAAGGTTGTAATTGCATAAAAGCAATATTGCAACTTACAGATAAACTTGTTTCCTGTCTTATATGTAGTAAGGCTGTTCTCTGTAGCCTTTGTGCCATCGTAGTGGTATCTGTAAAAGGTAATTGTATTTCCAATGACTTTTTATAGTTAGCTGATGATTCACCACTAGGGGTGTCGTTTGCTAAAAGGGTGCTATCTTCATATAGAGGCGAATCTGTAGCTACATAGTTATTATTTGCATCAACATATACAGCTTTTACGCTGTTAAATGTCTCTCCACTTGATTGTGCTGTTTGTACGGTTATAGGTGCTAAAAGGTTATCATCTGTAATAGTCATATTAGGTGATACATTTGCACCTGCAAACATTACAAACTTACCATCTATATAGGATAACTTACCTGCACAAGAACTTAATAAGCCTTCTATTACACCACCACCATCTGCTGACATATTAGTTATACCATTAGCTGTATATGCCCTTTCTGTAAAGGTTAGCGTTGTGCCATTAGCTAAACTTACATTTGCAGTAAGAGTTAATTGTAAGTTAGTTCTTTTCAAGACATATACATCATTTGATATACCTGTACCTGTCACTTTTTGACCAACATCAATTAAAGTTACTGTATCTGCTATAGCAAGATTAACTATTCTAGAAGTAGTTACAGCACCACTGACAGTTGCTGTTGTAATAGATTGATCGCCTTCACAAGTATTAGCGGCTATTTGAAAACTACCTAAAGCAGCAGTGTCATTAACTTCACTAGATTTAGCTTTAAGACCGTAAGTTGTATTAGTTATATAATCTCTTACGCAAAGTGCAGGGTTTGAGCCTATTTCTTTTCCAGTGCTATCTATAAATGCTGTTTCATTACTTCTTGGGTCAAAAACCTTTTTACCTTTAACTACAAAAGACATAGGTGGAATACCACCACCAAAGGCTTCTGAATCAAAGACCATTTCAACAAATACATAAGATATACCTATAAATTTATCTGTATTACCTAAAGATGTATTAGAAATAACATTATTGTTTGCTGTAGTTTGTGAGCCATCCAAAAATACATATCTAAGCAAAGAATTCTGTACACTGAATTTATTATCGTTGTCACTATTGGTGAATTTATTATTTGTAGCGTACTCAAAACCACCATTTGATGTTGTAGTTAGAACTTCATCATTTATTAAAAATTCTTCTAAACTTTCTACTTCGTGACCTGCTAATACAACAATCATAGATAATTTATATTTATCTGTTCCTGATGTTTCTATATGCGTTATTGTTCCACCAACTCTAGCTTTACCATAGATTATTTGTCTTGCATTCGTGGCTGATCTTGTAGCTACTTTTGTGCCAAAGTTTTCACTTGTACCGTCAACACCTTTTGAGACTAGTCCACCAATAAGCGTCGTTAAAGCAGACATTCCTGCCATATTTAATGCTGTCATGCCAAAAAGTGTTCCTGCAGCTGTTCCAAATATAGCAACAGCACCCGTCATAACAGCTAATGTGACTACAAAAACTGTTGCTGCTGCTTTTACTGCCTTAGACATTAGATACTCTCCATACAGATATTATGTCAACATTTTGCTTACAAGCTAACTTATCATCAGTAGGTGTTATAACTTTACAACCATCTGTAATACCTACTAACTCTGATTCTTCTTTATATACCACAAGATCACCCTTTTGCATGAATGCTTTGTCTATTTTTTGTACACCTTTTGCTTTGCATGCCTTAGATATACTTTTGGCTAATGTCCCACCATATTCTTTAATAGATTTAATGGCTTCTTCTTCATTAGTCCATGAAAGCTCTTTTGGTATTAAATCTTCTCCTGTAATAGCTTTTATACAAGCATTAGAAAACTTACAGCAGTCCCATGTTCCCCATTTAAAACCTTTAAACATATTGGCTTCAATAAATTCGTCAAATAGTATTTGCCAATCTGTTTTTTTTACTATCATTATCTTATTTTTGTTGGTGGCTTTTCATTACCACTACCACTATTGCCACCCATTCCACCTGAGTTAGATGATGATCTTCCCCATATAATTTCTTTATCTTGTAAAGACTGCACTCTATCAAAGCAAGTATCGCCATCGCTTATAAATTGTTGTGATTCTTTTGTATATCTAAGGTTAGATGGTCTTTGTAAGTCTATAAGCCTATTTTCTGCATCCACGCTAATTGTAGAGCCATTAGGGTCATCATTAATAGTCATTGATTGCATACGCCCTTTAAATAGCGTCATAGTCCCTACAACGGTGTCTGTACCCCCTGAAAGGTATCCAAGATATACAGTTATAAATCTATTTTGATAGTTTTCGGTGAGTGCTAAATCTAATACTGTAGCATCCATACCTGCTAAAGAAACAGATAGACCACTTGATTTTAATTCTAGTGTGTCTTCTATATTAGATACGCTAAGAAGAGTACCTGCACCAGTATAAGTGTCACTACCAATAGTAAGATCATAATCACCACTCCACACATATAAGGTATCTGTGTCAAACTCAGCTTTGACTGCTAAAAATAGAACTTGGTGATCAGCTTGTAGATATTTGACGATATCGCTATCTATACCACCTCTATTTGACATTTAAACTACCTCAATACATGAAAAAGACATTCCATAGTTAGATATATTGTCTGCATCCCAATCTACATCTTTAGTTGTTAATCTAAACATACCTTTTGGTGATGCAAACCTTACAAGATGATTTTCTGTAATAGCAGTTCTTAACTTAGGTTGTATTTTAACTCCGTAAGTATCTTCACCACTTATTACATTTAGTGTCGCATCTTCTGTGACCATTACATATTGCACAGGATTTTGCCCTGTTGTTGAACTAGCTGTAATTTGTAAGTAATCACCTTTTTTAATAGTACCTGTTGCACTATTACTACTTGCAGATAAATTTAGACCTGTAGACCCCTTTTGATTAGATTTTATAGTACAAGATGTCCTATTTAGATCTTCTGTTAAGGTAATTGTGTTTTCAGGCTGTAGCGTAAGTGTATATGAGTTTGCTTTAGCAATTATCTTATGTGTTCCATTATTTTCAGGAAAACGTGAACCTGTTACAGAAATAAAATCACCAACTAAAGCATTTGCAAAAGGTGTTGTGTTGCTAGGTGCTACTATTGTGTTATCTACATTAAAATCTAATTCTATATTTGCTGTTTGGTTAATTCTGTTTTTGGCTTTAAGATCATCTGCATTGTATGTGCCTTGATTCAGTAAGGCATCAGGGTCTGCAAATTTGAACTGATTTACCATCCCATTACACTCTAAAAGAAAAGATTGCCAATTTTTAGCTACATCTCTTCGCATAGGTGGAAGGCTTACGACTGCTTCCCAAAATACACCGTCATATTCTTGTGTTCTGATCTTACCTGTATATGGAGAAGCTACAGTTCCTATAGTTCTTACTAATTTAAAGTTACTTCTAACAAAGTTAGGAGTGTTTGGCATTGTTACTAATTTACCCACCTACTAGACTCCTTCTAAAGTTACCACCACGCATTGCTGATTCTTGCACTGCCGCTTTTGTTACATCTGCTATCTGTGGCATCATCTTTGTAACCTCTGCCCTTACAGTAGGCACTATGCCTGTTGCAAAGCTTATAGTTTGATATATGTTTACTGGCGTACCTCCACCCATAGCATTTTTACTATTCATATTATTCATAATAGTGCCACCAGTGTTAGGTACAAATATTTCTGCACCACGTTCACCAACTAAAGTAGGCGTACCACCTTGTATAGTACCACCTCCTGCTTTCCCAATTGTAGGCAAAGGCTTATATCCCTCTACATCAAAACCACTTGTACCAAAAATACTATTCAGTATTTTGTTTACAACCGCCATTTGTATAAATGTAGCTATTATCTGTTTTACAATATTACCTGCAAAATCTTTAAATGCACCTAATGCATCTTGACCTTCAGCTAAAGCATCTACAAAACTACTTGTAAATTGTAGAGACATACTTTGAATAGCAGGTGCTAGCACATCTACAAAAGAAGCACCAAGTTCTTCTGTTGATTCTGACATACTAGCCACGCCTTCATCATATTGAGCTTTGAACTGTAAAAATGTTAAACCAAGTTTTGCGAACTCTGTATCAACAAGCAGTAACTTGTCATATAGTGTTTTTAGTGCTGCACTGTTGTTATCTATTGCAGTTGTTGCAATTTCTAAATCACCTTTTGCACCTGCTTCAAATATAGATTTTAGTGTTTCTTCTATGGGAGTAAGCTTAGTTTCAGATACTTTTACGAACTCATTTAGCTTCTCTCTTAATTGATCAACAGACATACCAAATTCAACAGCACCGCCTTTAAGTCTAAATAAAGCTTCTAAGCTACCCTCTGTATCTAATAGTTTTTTTAAACCTGCAAGCTCATCTGTTTCAGCAAAAACATTTTTTATTTGATCAAACATTTCAGTGACAGGTGCTACTGCACTAACATCTAATGAATCTCTGACATCTTGTTCTGACATACCAAATACTTCTTTAAAGAAATCATCTTTAAAAATATCATGCCTTTGAAAGTCTATATCTTCAAAAATGTCATGACCCATGATAGATCTTTTTCTTCTAAACTTAGGGTTAAAATTCTCTCTTTCTTGCTGTACCCTTTCTTTTCTAAACTTTTCATACATTGCTTCAATGCTTTGACTTGCATTATCAATTCCGCCTGAGCTTGAAACAATTGCATCAAGAGTCGTAGGCACTACCTGTCCTAAACCTGCAAAACTTTTTACTAATTTTTTATTTTCTTCTGTAAGTCCGCTTGTAAATTCCTTTGTTACTTTTACTTTTTCAATTAATAAGTTATCTAACTTAACTTTATCTTTACTTTTTTCAATTGAGTTATCCATTGTTTTTTCTAAAGCAATGTATGCAGCAGTTGCGGCCGCTACACCTATAGCAATTTTTTTGATAGCTGCAGCACCTGCGACAGCACCTTGTAAAACCATTAGTGCTAAAGTTGTTGCATTAATAGAAACACGCAATGCATTTATAGTTTTTATAACTGTTCCTATTGCTCCTAAAACCATTGGTCCTACAACTACAGTTCCAAGACCAACAAACCCTGCTATTAACAGATTTATATTATCCAATACAATTATTATTGTCTTACCTAAAACATTAAAGGCTACACCTAATACATTACCTATAAATTCTGCTAGAGGCTGTGATTCAGTTAATATTCTTGTAAATTCTTTTGATAATTTTGTAAGACTATCTTTAAGACCACCTTCGCCAATAGCTACCATAAACTCTGATGATGCATCACCTAAGTTAGATATTGCACCACTTAAAGTATTAAGTCTTTCTTCAATAGCTGTAGGAAATGATTCTCTACCAAGACTACGCAAATACTCAATTATTGAATCGCCACTTCTATCTATGGTTTTAGTGACACCATCAAATGTAGCAACAATTGTATTGCCTTCAAGTTTGGCTTTGATACCAAACTGTTTAAGCATCTCCATCTCGCCTGTGGTGGCGTTAAATGCAGCCTGAGCAAGTTGTGTAATGCTTTTACCCATACCTGCGGATAGATTACCGAAATCTTGCAAAACCTCTGATGTTGGAACAACACCTGCTTGTTTTAATCTAATAAATGCTTCTGCAACTTCATCAATTTGAAAGGTTGTGCCTTTTGTAAATTCTCTGATTACTTGGAATGAAACAGCCGCACCCTCTGCTCCTCCTGTAATTGCTCTTAATGTTGCTTCTAAATCTTCAAACTTTCTAATAGTTTGAACAGTTTCACCTGCTAACTTGCCTAGACCTAATGTAGCAACAATAGCACCAAAGCCTTTGAGAGCATTTGTAGCAGCTCCTGAGGTTTTTTTGGTTTTAGTAAGTTGCTTGTTTACCTTATCAAGACCTTTGGTAAGCTTCTTTGTCTCGGCTTTAAGCTCAACTATAAGTGTATCTACTGTTTCACTCACTTGGATATAACTCCATTAATTCATTAAGACGTTCTCTAGTCATTGGCTCTTCTTTTTGTGAACCACCATTGAATTCAGTAAATCCTTCTATAGCTAGATATATTTCTTGTGGGCTTGCTTCCCAAAAACTATTAGGTGTCATACCCATCATGCCAACACAAATAGAAAAGTATCGTTTGATGGGTAGGGAATCACTGGTTAATCCCCCTGTTCTTGCTTTCCCTCGTCTGTTTCTTCCGTTGAATCATCAGTTAGAGATTGTGCAAGCAAGTTAGCAACTGCGGTTGTTGCTTTAACAATGCCTGCATTTTGCACTATATTTATTACGTCATGCTCTTGTAAATCATTTCCACCACCACGCAAAGCGGGTAACAGAACAGAAATAATATGCGTGAGTCTTATATCACCTTCACTCATATTTTGGGCAAGTTTTATAACTCCCATATTGCATGCATCTTCTATCTGCATTATTGCGTTGATAGTTAATCTAGCTTTGTATTCTTTATTAGCTAAGTTAAGTGTGGTTTCACCCTTTAGTTTGTTTGCCATCTGACTTGATCTCCTTTGATTTACTTGCAACTGCAAGATTTATTATTAATGCATCACTTAATGGATGTTTATAAAATGTATCAACCTTTCTTTCTTTGCCATCAATATTTATTGAATCGCCAACTTCTATAACATTACCTATAGTTAATTCGTTTTTGTTTAACAAACCTTCTATTGATTCTTTGCCAACTTTTATTTTAACTACTTTCATTATGCAAAAGTAACGTAACCCGCTGACTCAAAAGACATTGAGTAAGTAGCTTCACCATTATATTCACCTGCATACTCTATAGATGTAATTTGAAAAGACCCTGTATAAGTACCTAAGGTTGGTACTGTAAACTTAAAGTTTTTATATGCAGGGGTTTGTGAAGAAGAACCATCAGATGTATTTTGTTGTGCTTGAAAAGAAGTTCTTACAAGTTGTTCTTGTGTATCATTTGTAAATACACCTGAACCACTAATAGAAATACTATTTACACCTGCTCCTGCAAGGAGTGTTCTAGTACCTTTGCTATCTTTATTAGTAATATCTACTGATTCATCATTTAATGTTATTGAAGATGACCTCATTCCACCAACAGCAACAAATGTAGAACCTGTTGTGTTAATTTCAATTAAGACATCTAAACCTTTTTGTGCCGCCATATTTATCTCCTATTTATAAAATTAGTTAGTTCCTAATATTATTGCTCGGAATCGCATGACTCCATGTCTAGTAACACCGTCTGGGTCTCTCATTATATCACTAAATTCAAATCTTAGGTTCACTAAGTTAAATCCAGTAACACTTAGATTACTATCATGCAATAAATCGTGAATTCTGTCCATTATTTGTTTGGTTTGTTTAGCACCTTTGTATTGTGACCATATATGTATATTGATAGTAGTTTCGCCACCATTAAGGTCTTTTGTGCTGTAATCCGTAGACGTTTCTTCACCTAAAGCTATAAAAGGGTATGTAGCGGACTCTGACACTTCGTCAAACACGCCTGCTCCTAAAGATGATGTAATTGTACTATCGTTAGATAAAGTGCTGTATATGGTTGTTTGTAGTGCAAATTGACCAATGCTCATTTAGTAACACCTTTTTTAAACATTGCTCTTATCTTTCTTCTGTTTTTTTCTAATGCGGGCTGCATAAATGGTCTAGCCATCATTTTGGTAGTGCCAAACTCTAACGCTTTTGAATAAGGTGCAGAAGATATTATGCGACCTACAACCTCTCCATTTTGATGTGTTTTAACATCTGTGCTTATTTGGCTAGCTAAAAATCCTGTGTCATTTGCAGGTGCTTCACCTTGTGCTGATGCAGTGTGTGTTCTTCTTGGATTGTAAAGAGTTCTTGTTGCACCACTTTTATTACCGCTTAAAATACTTTCAACTGCTGTATTTCTTACCAGTGATGTGCCTCTAGTTATAAGACGTAGGGTTATTTTTTTTGCATCAATATTTAATTTTTTATCTAATTTTTTTTGTAGGTTTTTAGAATTTTTTAATGTCATGTGGCTATTCCTTGTTCACAAAGAAGTTTAAGGAATCTATCCCTTTCATCAACATTAATAATAGCCCTAATATTAAACAACTTACTATCAAAACTAATCCTAGAAGCGTTAGTAATATCAGTCCTGTAACGCACTGTAATCTCGTGTGACACGCTTCCAACCAGTTTACCTTGTGCATATACCTCTTTACCACTTTTAGGCTTTATATCAGCGTATACAGAAGCAATAGTTGACCAACCTGAACTTATACCACCGCCACTGTCTCTAGCAGTGCCTTGTCCTTGCAGGGTAATTTGGTGTCGGAGTTGACCTACTTGGCTCATTATCCTAATGACATTAGTTTTGAGCTTCCCATCCCGCTATAAACTACATATGGAGCAAGAATCTTAGTTGCAGTAGCGGGAAGTGCAGTTTTACCTTCATACATATCACCTCTGTGTTCGTACAAATATGTAAGAACTTGATAGATCGCAAATTTTATTGGCTCGGGTACTGCGTTAGCTGATGAATATCCAGTAACGTATTTAACTTCTATAGCGTTTGCAACTCGCAAGGCTGTAGGAAATGACTCACCTGTTCTTAAAACTACCCTTGCAGGTTGTCTAGCATTGTCTAGATAATATTTTGCACTATCAAAAGTTGTTGCATTGTCACTATCATCATAAGTCTTTATATGACTAACAGATACAACAGGAGGCATAGGTAAGTCTATATAGTTTTTGTAGTAATTAATGTATGGACCAGTACGCATACCTTCCCATAAAATATCTTCTAAGTCTTCTATGGAATCTAAAAATAGTTCATATGTTTGCGCCATAAAAGCACGTTGCGTATGTTCTTCACAAAGCTGTCTTGCTGTTGCGATCAATGATGTTATTAAAGCATCATCACCTGAACTATCTACTCTTAAATATGACTTTGCTTCTGCAAGGGTTATAGGTTCTGATGCAGGTGCTGTATGTAAAACTAGACCTGCCATTTACCACTCCTAATTAGCTTTTTTCTTATCAGCCTTTGCTTCTTCTACTATTGGTTGTTCGCCTACTACAGTTTCACCACCTTGTGCTTCTTGTAGCTTTTGTACTAATACCCTAATAGTATGTTGTGCATTAGCTAGTTCTTGCTGTGCTGTGTTATATAACGATTCGTAGTTTAAGTCTTCTGACATATTATTCTCCTAAAAAAATATTCTTTCTATTATTAGCCCAAACATTGAAGCAATAATTAAGCCATAAAGTCCATAAATAAGATTTTCAAGCCTATCAAATCTCTTTGAACCACTTTCTAACCTTCTATCTATATTCTCGTATCTAATAGCACACTCACGTTCATGTGCTTCTAGCTTACTTATAGTATCGCTTGGTATCTTGACTGCCATTTATCTATTCTAAGCCATTAATTCTTTACATACAATCAAAACAACTGCTAAGACTTTTTCTTTGTAGTTTTCTTAGTTGTAGTTTTTTTTGTTGTTTTAACAGGCGCTTCTCCACTCTCCCATGCTTCATTAACATCAGGTGTAGAAGGGTCATCAGCTTTTAATTGACCTTTTGTGTTTCTTGCTCTTTTGGGTTTAACATCAGCTGTAACTTTTACAGTTTCATCTGCTGTATTCATCTTTACTTCAATAGCCCAACCATTATCAACAAATGAAGACATAACATCATCTTGCCATGCATCTTTTGCATCAACAATTTCATCTGCTTTATATAGTTTTACATCAGTACCATATTCATTGCATGAAGCAGGTTTAGGTACTAGGATTTTATATTTCTTTGACATTCTTTACTCCAAAAAAAAGGGGGGATAATACCCCCCAAGATTGTCTAATTAGACGTTATGAACGACATTACTTGCAGGAGCATGTAAAGGTGAACCTTTAACAATTACGCCTGACAGTACTGTTCCAGTTGAATGAGTTCCAGATTTTGCAAGAACTAATCTTACATATCTTTTGCCACCAACATAACCAACCTGCCATTCTCCACCAGTTGTTCCTGGATCGCCGCCAGTTGTGCCATCAAGCTTTAGCCATATGCCTTGACCTGCAATAGTACCATTCACAATGTCAATTTGGTCTGCATCAGTCCAAGTTGTATCATCATCAGAATGTTGTAAAGCAACAGTAAAGAATACAGAACCACTTAATGTGTCTCCTTCAGCACCTACAGTAACAACAGCAGTAGCACTTTCAAAACCCTGTAAATCTACAGTTGTGCCATCAGCACCTGCAGTTTTAGTAGCGTTAATAAGTGTATTACTTACTGAAATATTATGTGATAAATCTTTCATAATTTTCTCCTAGCTTACGCTGATACTTTAAGTTTTGTTATAGCTTCAGGAAGAACCACTTGACCACCAACTCTTCTTCTAGCAATGTATCTTACATTTCCAGTAGTAGCTTGTGTGAATGGGTCTCTTAAAACCGCTAAATTTACTCTATCCACGATCATATAACCACGTCTAAAGTCACCGAATGCAACTGGGTAAGCATTACCTGCTACATTTGCCATATCTGAAGCTTCAATGTATGAATATCCAAGAATAGTGTTTGTAGCACCACCTTGTAATGACATACCTGCTTGGAACACATACTGACCTGCAGTATCTTTAAGCTTTCTTATAGCCGCTAATGTTGATCTGTTGAAAACAAATACTCCATTTTTGCCATAATCAGACTTAATATTGTGTACAAGTGAGATTAAGCTATCACCAGTAATTGCTGTACCTGAACCACTGTTTATTTCACTAACAGAAGCGTTAGTCATAAACCCTTCAGGTTTACCTACTGAGTTACCACTTACAAAAGCAGCACCTTCAGCTTTAGCAAACTGTTGGCTAAATTCTGATTGCATTTCAGCTTCTAGATCAAACACTGTGTCTTCTAAGTCTTGCTCAGAAATATCAACTAAAGCATATTGCTCATGTGCTGCTATCTCTTCTAAGCCTACGTTGTAACCAGTTGTTTCAGTTCTAGTACCTGATTCAGACACCCATTGTGCTGCAAACTGTCCAGTTCTTTTAGGAACTTGGATTGATCTTGCACCAGTGCTTCTAGTTCTAGCAATACTTCTGATAGGTGAAATTTCAGTTACATCTTTCAGTAACTCTTGCACATATTCAGGTGGAGCTAGATATCCGCCAGTTGAGTCATTACTGACTGTTAAAGCTTTCTTTTCCATTGTATCAAGACCTTCAACGCCTTTTCTACAATACTTATCAAAAGCATCCATGTAATCATCAACTTGCTTTGTATCAAAACCTGAGTTTGGTCTTCTTACAACCGTCTCTAGCTTCTCAATTTGGCTTTTGATGTCTTCGGCGTTTTGTTGTGCAACAGTAAGTTTTTGATTAACTTCCTCATAAGAATCCATTTTGGCTTCTAATTTGTTTAGTTTCTCATCTACATACGATGTACCTTCGCCTTTCTCTATGCTTTCCAATCTCTCGTCATTAACTTTTTTAAATTCGTTAAAAGTATGACCAAGTTCAGAAATAGCATTTTTTATATCTTCCGACATAATAATCTCCTATTAAGATTTTAAGGTTAAAGTTAAGTTCTTTATGGCATCTACCAAGTCTGAGTTTGTATCAGCATCACGCTGATCAAAACAATCATCAAGTGCTTTTGCACACATTTTTGCTTCTGAACGAGAAAGCTGAAAAGCGTCACGCAGTCCTTTCTCCCATTCTCTAATAGTAATGTCTTCGCCTTTTACTGAACGAACAGTTGCCTGAGGGTTCATAGGAAAGGTTACTAACGACACTTCCATTAAATCTACTTCTTTGATAATACGTTTATTACCACGCTTATCATAAGATACTTCTTTTGGGTTTACTTTAAAGCCTATTGATAGACCATCTAAAGCACCCATTTTTAATAATTCGTAAGCTTCTGCACCTGCTTGTGTTTTAAGTGCTAGTCTGCCTTTTACAACTAAGCCATGCTCATCTTCTTTAATAGAATCAAATACACCAATCGGCATATCTGATTTATGTTGATATAAAAGCTTTACGTTTTGTGGTTTTCTTTTTCTTAATGATTTTGTAAATGCACCTGTAGCTATTACATCATTACCTAAATCTTTGTTTCCAAATACAGAGCCATATCCTTCAAATGTCCCATAGTTCTTATCTTCTTCTTCATCATTGTAGGCTTTAATACTTGATTTAATTTCTATAGACTCTTTTTCTATATCTTTAGAATCTACATCATCAGTTGTTTCTTCAGTATTAGGTTTGCTTTTGCCAAACTCAATAATATAAGCATCATCAGTTTCTTCAACTGCTCTTATGTGCTTTTCATTCTGTGTAGAATCTTCTTTATTTGAATCGTACTCACTGGTACAGACAGCTAATCTTTGGTTTGAATCTGTATATTCATTTGTCATAGTGTCATCTCCCATGCATCTAGTTAAAAATTGTTGCCTATTCTCATTACTTTTTGGTTTGGGTATAGGCATATATATCTATATATAGTACATCAGGTGCTAGTCTAGCACAATATCCTGTTCGTCTGCATAAACTATTACACACCTACAGTTAATGACGTTCTTAGCACCACCCTTTGTATCACCTGCATATTCCATTTCTGCGCCATCAATATTAAATGTTTCGTCCATGTTTACTGTTTGTCCGTTAGCGGCTGCATGTGATGGTCTTGTTCTTGCATCATTTGTAGCTACCCATTTTTTTACCATGTTAATGCCTAATGACTGCTGTGCTTCTTTAAAGTATGCATGATTTGCATATGATGCTGCGTTATGTGTTTCTGTTCGGGCTATTAATGCTGCTCTGCTTGTGCTTACAATTTGCATTTCTTTACTTACTAAGTTAGCGATGCTTTCTAAAGTAAGTCCTGCATATCTACCTTCTTCTATTTTTTGTGATATTTGGTTAGCCATACGAATGCTAATACCTGATAGCTGTATTTGTCTAGTTGCAAAATACACTGCAACTAAGTTTTCTATATCAACTGATCTGCCAAAAACAAAAGCATCTGCATTTTTAGATGTAAAATATTTATCTTCGTTAAGCTTGTATATGGCTTGGAATGTCTTTCTGTAATGGTTGGTTAAAAGAGGTATAAAGTCTTCATTCAGGGCTTGTACAGCTACGCTAGGCTCATAAATACCGTACTGCTTGTATAAATATAACTGTACATTTACAAACTTTCTAAAAAGAGTTTTAAGGTTTTTGTTAAATCGCTTTTCTAAGTTGTTACGCAATAGTAAATGCTTTCTTGCTTCTGCGCGTGAGTTAATTCTGCCAACACGCAAGCTATTAAATCTTTTGTGATTTAACTTCATGTTTTGCTAGATAGCGGGTGTCCTTTTGGAAATAAATCTGTGTCATGCCTGCCACCCCTAAACTTGCCGCCAGACAAGGCTCTAAGAAAACTATTGACTCTTGCATAAGCCCATTGATCAGGGCTACTAACACTTGGTCTTACTGAGCTAGGGTTTGTTCTATACGCACCTACACCTCTTCTAAATACAGCTTCTAACATTCTAAGGGTTGCCCTTTTTGTTTTACTACTGCCATGTTTTTCATTATGGTCATCTACTTTTTTTTGCAATCCTTCTTTTACCTTTCCTGATAAAGCTTTCTCATCTTCTTTGCTTTCTACATGATCTTGTAGTGCAAATTCTTTATCTTCTTCAGTAATGATCTGTTGTCTCTTCTTTTTAGACCAACTAAATCCTGCATCACCACCCCACAAAGCCCAAGCAATTCTACCTGCACTTGGATAGCCTTTTTCTCCTTGATCAAAGCCTTGTCCTTGTTTGTCTACTTCGTGCCTACTAAAGAAGCTGTACATCCTTTTGATTGTTGATATTGATAGGTTTTCTTTTGCAATTATAGAATTTGCCCTAGCAACGCCCACAAGCGTACCACCTCTATTATGTTCTTTACGCCATGCTAAACCACGTTTTGCTTCTGCAACCATTCCGCCCGTTGGAACCGTATCAATATCTGATAATGCTTTTTCTTCCTGCAGTAAAAATTGTATCTCTTTATCTAATTCATCATCATCATAGTCTTCTAAATCTTCTTCATTTACAGGTTTTTTAGGTTGTGGAACATCACTATCTGTAAGTGGGAATAGATTAGCTGATATATAAAGATCATCTGCACCATCTATAGGGTCAAGACCTATTATCTTCCTAGCTTCATTACGAGTCATAATACCTTCACGAACAGCACTGGTTACATTTTCGTAAGTTTTCTTTTTTCTTTCTGCTAGCGCAGGAATAGAATCAATATCAAATTCTAATGTAAGCCTTTCATCAAACAAAGGCACTAACCATTCGTTAAGATCAGAAGATATTTTTCTTAAATGCGGAATAATTGTTTCTTCATATAGAGCCAGTCTTGCTTCTGCTACGTTAGAATATGTTTGCGCATCAGGCACACCTACAAGCTGCGAGGGTACGCCAAAACATAAAGCTATATCTGTAGTTGCCATGTTCTTTAATGCATGAAAATCCATGTCTTTAGGGCTAAGACCCATTTCTTTCCAGTCAAAGTCCCCTTCAAGTAGCATAGGTCTACCTGCATTAGCAGT